CACCTGTTATATCTTTGTTTGAATCTGTTATAATTGCTTTACTAGCAATAACTGTACCTGCTGTAATACCATCTACTAGATTTAATTCAGCAGCTGTTGATGTAACATTTGTTCCACCAATATCTAAAGTAGTAACAGATAACTCACCTGCTACTGTTGCTATGCCATCTGCAAGTGTAATTAAATCTGTATCATCTGTGTGGCCAATAGTTGCACCGTTAACAATGACACTATCTACTGTTAAAGTTGTTAATGTTCCTAATGAAGTAATACTAGATTGTGCGGCTCCTGTGACTGTGGCAGCTGTACCAGAAGTATTACCTGTAACATTACCTGTTAAGTTACCTTCAAAAGTTGTTGCAACAATTGTTCCAGCAGTACCTGAAAATACTTCACTTGAATTACTTGCATCTGGTATAAATGTAAACTTACCTGTACTATCATCAAATCCAAAAAATCCTATTTTTGCGGCAGAACCAGTATGATATCTAAACTCAACTCCTCTGTCCTTATTATCATCTGAACCAGGTGCTGAATCTCCACCCAAAGTAAATACTGGGTCATCAACTGTTGTTACTGAACTATTTACAGTTGTTGTTGTACCATTAACTGTAAAGTCGCCTGTTACTGTTAAATTACCACCGACAGCTGCATTTGCAGTTGTTGTTAAAGTATCTATATAAGCATCTTTGAAACGAGCACTTGTTGTACCTAAATCAACATCACTATCTGTTTGTGGGCCAAATACTCCGTCTGAAACAAAAACTTGTTCGGCATTAGCCGCATAGAAATGTATTTCATCTGCTGTTTCGAAATCTATTTTAGTTTGGTCGTCTTCACCAATTTTAATATCAGTTGCAAGTAAGGATGTAATACCTGTTTGAGCTGCATCGACATTTAAAGTATTTGTTGATAATGTAATACCTGTTCCAGCACTTAATGCCGTTTGACTTAATGGTAAAGATGCAATTTCTGATTGGACATAAGTGGCAATTTGAGATGCGTTAACTTTTTTTTCAGTTCCACCATCAGACATTGCAAAGTCATCACCATCAACGATAGTAACACTTGAACCATCAGTCATACCATCAATATTTAATACTGCTTCAACAGTACCAAACTCTAAAGCACTTGCACCAGAGTTTACTTTTAAAACTTGTCCAGCACTACCGATAGATAAAGACGCACCAATACCACCATGCGTTAATCCAATAAACTCGCCAGATTGAAATTCTGCAAGTCCGGTTGCATTACCTGAGCCATCAAAGACTGTTCTAATTGGTGTTTTTACTGCCATATTTCTATTTATCCTTTAAAATTCAAATATTTGTTCTTGTGCTGTTGCTGACAAAGAATTTCCGTTTGCCAAAGTAAGAGCATTAAACACTCTTGTTTTTGATGGTCTTGTCTTAAATGTAAATGTAACTGCAGCAGTACTTAAACCACCTGATGCAGTAAACAATGGAACTCTTTTTATTGGTGTTCCCTCTGTATCTGCAATCGCAAGTTTTTCACCTGATGCTGTTTGTGAATTATCTGGTAGTGTTACACCATTGGCTGATACTGCAATTGTACCTGTTCCGTCAGATGAAATTGTTGCACCACCTAAGTTAATAGTTTCTCCAGCAAGAAATAATTCTCCAAATCGTTTTGATGCACTTCCTAAATTTCTAGTACCATTACCATCAGGTATAATATCTTGTGCAACTGCTGATAAGTCAATATCACCTGAAGAACCAACAGTATGAATTGTACTACCAATTCTAACATGAAGTGTATTTGCAACTGTATTATGTGCAATCTCACCATCAGTTAAATTTGATGTTGTTGGTGTTCCAGCGATTCTTAATAATTTTATTTTAAGTGCCATTAGTTACCATCCACTTGGTCTGTAAATTCTAGTTTTCCACTAGTAGAATTAAATACTAAAAATTTTCCATTACCAAGTGATGATGTATCAATGTCGTCCAAGTCAAGTAGTCTTACAGCACCGCCGCCACCAATTGTGGACATTTGTTCGGATACCATTTTTCTGAAGTGATTAAATTCTCTTCTTATATTTTCAATTTCGTTTAATTCTTCTTTCTTAGGAAGATGATTAGTCATCTTATCAGCATACATGTGACCAGCTGCTATTTCAGTCTTCTCTTCTAATTTCTTATCAAATGAATCTAACTTATTAAAAAATGTTTTTAGTACATCTATTCTTTCTGCGTTATCTTCATGCGAAATAACTTCTTTAGATTCCATAGGAACCTCTCTAATAATTTCTCTAGTGTGAGTTTGTGATTCAGCACTTTCTTTTTGCATTTCTTTAGTTTTAATTTTCATTGCATCAATATATTTACGATAAACTGCGGCTTCAGAAGTTTTACCCATTTCTCTTGCTCTTTGTTCCATTGCCACTGCAGCTTGTATTTTGTGTGCATGTGTTTTACCAGAATTAATAATTTTCTTTACACTATCTTTTGCATCTTGTACAGTTGCAAATTTTAAACCTTGTATTGTGCCTTTTGGATTTTCGTCTGTATATAAATCACTATGTTTATCTGAACCTGCAGGTTGACCTTTTTTTCTAGGAATTCTAGGTGCCTCAGCAAGTATATTAAAAAAATCAGATAAAGATTCCCCAACAGAAATTCTTGGTGAAAATCTCTTTTCCTTTTCTTCTTTTATCTTTGTAGCCTTACTGTTTTCATCAGTTACAAGAGACATAAAATCTGTTAAAGTTTCAGCCATATTATCCCTTCATCAAGTCCGTTACAGATTTCGTACTCCAAAATTTACAAGACCAATAACCTGCTGTTGTTTTGTCAGTCTTTTGGTCACAGTTATGTCTTGCTCTAAATGAGGCTCTTCTTTTTGGGTCATCTCTTTTAATAGACATATTCGGGTCACCAAACTCTACTTTGACGACATTACCTTTATCATTTTTTACATAAACTTTATATTTTTTTCTATCACCTGTTGTAGGATTATTAAGTTTAACTTTTCTTCCTTGATACTCTGCATCTTCGGTTATTTCACCCCATGCATTTTTTAACATAAATTGTCCAAAGGAATCTCTTTTTTCTTTGATAGGTTTAACTACAACTGCTTCAGCAGTATCACATTCCATACAACAATCTGGTGTACCACAATTAGTGTGAACTGGTTCAATTTTTTCAAGTAATTTATTTTTAGTTTCAGTTAATTTAATGTACCAGTCATTACCATATTTTAACTCATACTTCTCATGAATTTTCTCATCTTTATACCATTGTTCAATTTCTTCTTTTGTAATTTTTTTCTTTTCGCCTGGTGTTACATTTTTTGTATGGTCTGCATAGTCTTTACCAATATCGTATGCTTCTTTTGTTCCTCTTGCTTTTGCAGCTAAATCTTTATCAGCTCCACCCCATGTTCCTTTTGATTTAGTTACAAAAGAATTAACTCTTGCAAAGGCCCATTGTTGTGGGGTAGTACCAGGTCTATGACCAGTTCGCCACGCAGCCATTCCTCTATTGTAAACTTGTTTTAATATTCCGTAGGAAATACCTGACTTTTCAGCCTTCTTTACTAAACCTTCAATCTTTTCTTGTAAGTCTTTGTCCATAGTTATTGGCATATCTTCACCGAACATTTGCTTATATTTCTTAGTATGTTTACTTGGTTTAGTTTTTCCTTTTGCATCACCTGGTGCTGGAGCATATGCAGCTGGATTATCATCATCCATTTTTGAACCCTTTTTAAAGTGAGCATCTCTAGCATCTTTACTTTTTTTAGAAACACCTGCAAAGTATTTCGCAGGTTGTGTACCCTTTTTGTCTTTAACATCTGCATCTTGTTTAACTTCATGCAACCATGCTTTGTGAACTTTACCATTTTTATCATTAAATGAAATATAGTTTGTTCCTCTTTGAATAATTTTTCCTTCAATTCCTTTTGCTTCAATTAAATCACCGATGTTCCATATTTGACCTGTAAGATAATTGTCTCGTAACTGTTCGTATTCGTCCATTACACCCATATCTTTTTGTTCTCTTATACCCATGTATTTTCTTACATCTCTGAATAGTTTTTTTCCGTCTTTAAATCCTCTAGGTAAACCATCTGCAAAATCATCATATTCACCTTTGTGAGCATGATATCTCATTTTACTAGCAGACATACCTGATACACCTTCTGCGTCTGGGTCTCTCTCTCCAGCAGATACGACATTAATATTATCAAACTTATAGAATCCGTGTCGTTTCCCTTCAACACCATTATACTTTTTTAATAATGTACTAAACTCTTTTACTCTATCTGAACCTGCAACCATTGTTAAATTTGTAAACCCTTGGTCATATAATTTAACTGCAATATTAATTGCTGTTATAGCAGTCTTGTCAGCGATAATTGCTCTTTTGTGTTTAGAAAACATCTTTCTCATATATGCAATTTTCAATGCATGAGGAAGTGGGTCTTTCATTGGATTTTGTGAAAAACTTGGATAGATTCTATATTCGTCTGAACCTGCAACTTGTTTAGTCTTATCAATTAATTTTTCATGACCAGTTGTTGGTGGATTAAATCTACCAAATGCAAACACTACATTTTTACCTGGTGCTTCAAATACATTAAATTTTTTAATCATCTTTATTAGCCTGCCTTGCTTTTTTAACTTTTTCTATCTCACCCTTTTTAACTTTGATTAAACTTCTCTTTGCAATCTTATCAATCGCAGCTCCGTATTTTGATTTAATTAATTGGTCAGTTTTCATTCGTTGCATTGGTGACATATTATCATAGTTTTTGTAAAATTTTTTGATGATAAGTTTCTTTGCCATTTTGTTTGCCTTGATTCTTTGTTTCATAGGCGAAGCAATCTTTTTCATTGCTCTCTCTTTTTTGGCTTTAAATGCTGATGTTTTGGCTAGACGAGCCATTCTTCTACCAATCTTTCTTCTTTGTGCGACTGATATAACTCGTAGTTCTTTGATTGTCGAAACTAAGTCTTTAAATGTTTTCATCTATCCCATGCCTTTACTGCTGTGAAGTTATTGAAAGAAAATTCCATTCTATCAACTAGTTTTACAGCATTACCAGATACTCTATCTATTGCAACATAACCCTCTGGGTTTACCACTTTATAACCATTATTTGTTCGAATAAACGTATCTGTTAATTGTTTAACACTATTTAGTTTCCTGACGATTTGCATCTTTGCATCAATTAAGAAGTTTTGATACTTTACCAATTGAACTAGATTTTTAACGTGTTTTTTCATTTCAATACTATATTGTTTCTGAATATTCTCATATTTCTTCTTACCTGCAGCTGATTTGACTTTATCAATCTGTTTTTGTATAGAATCTTCTACCCACCCAACATATTCTGATGCGTGTTTATTAGGATTTGTTATCTTTTGTCCTCTACGAACTTTGCTATTTGTATATGTTTTCCATGATGCACCTGCAATTTGACCTGTCATAGATTCTTGTAATTTAAGAAACTTCTTCAACATAGTGGCATTAATCTTTTGAAATGTCTTTCCAACTAATGATAGTGAAGATGTAACGGCATCTGTTTCTTTGGAATTCATTGTTGCCTCACCTGATACATCTTTGTATGTCGCATCATCTTGCCAAACGCTTGATACTTTAGTCAATTTACTAATGTCAGCACCAAAGGAAGCTTTCATACCCTGTAAAGTTTTTCCTGTGTATGTTGTATGCCAGACAATACCAACTTTTGCTTTTGTTATAGTCTTTGCAAAATCAGAATCGACAGGTACAGCATAAACAATTGTATTGGGTTGAAATGTAATAAACTTTTCACCATCGATTGTATCTGTTTCTAAATCATCTGTAAACATAAGGTCACCCTGAAGTACATTCTCAATACCAAGTTTTGAAAATTCTTTTAATGCAACTTTAAACTTTGCATTTAATTCGCCAGATAAATCGGCATCTATCTCTTCATTTGTTTTATATAATTTTGGATTAACATTGAAAACTGATTTCTTTGCAACAAAAAACTTATCATCCTCTGGGTCAATACCTGCAAAGATAGCTGGAGCACCATCCCACTTAACAGTCATATTAACAGATGAACGACTATTACCTGCCAACATATCTCTTAATGAACGCAAGAAATTAATTGCAGCTCTTCCACCATCAACACCAAAGTTAATAATCTCATCTTCTAAATGTTCTAGGTGAAGATTCTTACCTGCTTTGTTTTCTTGTAAATCTGTAAACTTCATCATTTTGCCAATCCGTTGTATTTAACTGCAAGACTAAACTGTCCTAACTTTTTCATTCCAGCATGACCTGATTTATTTGTTCTTACTGACATGTTCATTTTAAGTGAATCTGGGCCAGATGTCAACTCAATAAACCAACTTTGTTTTGACTTTCCAGTATATGCTTTAATAAATTTAACTTGTGGTAAGAACACACCTATAGCATCTTTATCAGTTACTTCTTCATAACTACTACCAATTGCTTTAATAACAATTGTAGGAACATCTGGTGCATCTCTTAAAATTTCAGATTTAATATAGTTAATCGAACCTTGTTTGTTTTTATTAAATAAATTAACTAATCCTTTTCTCATAATTTCTAGATACTGATTATAATACTCTTCGTATTTTTCATTATTTTTTTTATCAAAATCTTTTAATATTAATTTTGTTTTTTTATCTCGTATAAAAGATTTTGCACCTGATATGCCTGGTATCTTTGAGTAAACTTCTTTGTGTGCTTTTTTAATTAATTTTCCATAAGTTCTATCTTTAAATACATCAAATACTCTTCCAACATAGGTATTTAATTGTGGTTCAGATGTTTTCTTTCCACCTGCTTTTAAACTAACACCTAACATTTGTTTATCAAAATATTCAATAAACATGTCACCTGGGTGATTGCCTGGCACACCGGGTGGTTTTGAACTTGACCTATAACCCCAATAGACATCTTTAATTTTTTTGTTTTCGTTTTCTTGATTTAAATATCCTAATATTCCAATTGCATTTTCCATTTTTTCATCAAACTTAGATGATGTATCTGCTTTGTTTATAGTTTCTTGTGCAGCCACAACATCTTTTTTATGAACACAGTTTAAAGATTTAACATCTACATCTAATAAAAATTTATGAAAGTCTGTTGGATTGGAAGGTTTGTATTTCTTTTCAAATGCAATACATGGGAATAACTCTGTGATACTTGAGTTTAAAGTTGTTTCTTGCATACCACCTGATTTTGGTTTGACAAAAATACGGAATTTTCTAAATCCAATTGTGCCATCAATTGGGTCGACTGATGATGAACTTGTACCTAAAGCAGATTTGATACCTTGTTGTTTAAGGTTTCGAAGTATCTCGTCTCTGTCGTTTTCTCTATCACCAGAACGAACAATATAAACATCTCTTATTGAAGATGTTAGTTTTTCAGATTTTTCATAAGGTAATTCAGCAAATACTCCTTTAGGAAGTACTTCCTCTGAAATAATCTCTTCAACAATATCTAGTTTATCTAGAATAGGTGTAGTTGTGACTGTTTTTTTGACTTGTTGTACATATTGTCTAATAGACATCAATAGCTCCCATTTATTATAATATAATCTTGAAAGTATTTATGCTTTATACATTCGCATCATTTTAGGTATTTCACCAGTTCCGAACGTAGGTTCGTGATTTTGTTTGTGACACCATAATTCAGCGTCCTCTTGAAACTCAAAATTCCATATAATGTTGTTCGTTTTCTTATCAATTGCAACAAAAGGATACTTTAAATTAGTATCATCAACACCAACATGGTATCTTTTTTTAAACTTTGATGTCTTGGAATTTCGCATATTTGTTTCCACTATTTGATTTATCAAATACGGGTATTTCATTATCTTGACCACTATCAGATAAATCTTGAGCATTAAGTTCTACATCATATAGTTTCATTTTAGACCTATCAATTCCTAATACAAATCTCTTATTTACAGTAGGGTCATTATATCTGTTTTTCAATTGTTTTACAGATATCTGATTTAACTCGTCCATTTCCTCTGTCGAGATAAGAGCAAACATAAAGTCTGCTGTTGCAGGTAATCCAAATGATTCAGATGTATCTTCAAGTCCAATATCAGTTGATACAAAACCACTTCTTGTTGTCTGGGTAGCAGATACAATAGGTAAATTAAACTCCACAGCAAGTCCTCTAAGTTCCTCTGCGATTGCTTTAATGATTGTGTAAGAGTTTACATTTGAGCCACCCTTAAAACGACTTGAGGCACATATATTTAAATAGTCCACAAAGATAATGTCTGGTTTAAAACTTTTCTTTATTGATAGTTCTTGTATTAATGCACGAAAGTGATTTGTGTGTGCTGACGCAGTTGGATATTCTTTAATAATAAGTTGACCAACATTCTTATTCGTAATTGCTTCAATCTTATCTTCATACATCTTTTTAGGTAAGTCATGAAGATTGTCAATACTGACATTCATAAGATTTGCATCTATTCTTTCTGCGATTCTTTCCTCTGCCATTTCTAACGTGATGTATAAAACATTACGACCTTGACTAATACAGTTTGCAGCCATATGACACATAAACAAAGATTTACCTACACCTGTACCTGCAAGTGCAATGTTTAATGTTTTTTGTGGAAGTCCACCTTTTGTAATTTTATTAAAGTAATCTAAATCGAAAGGTATTCTTTTTTCTACACGATGATAATAATCAAAACGATTTGCAGCGTCTTCAATGTAATCATGACCAACTCTATTATCAAATGATACTGCAAGTGCATCGGTTAATAAACTAGGTAGTACATCAGGTGTCTTATTTTTATCTCGACCTTCAATGATACCAATACCTTCAACAACTGCGTTATAGATTGCTTTCTCTTTACAGAATTTTTCTGTTGTATCAACTAACCATTCGTTATCGACTTCATCATTAGTAAAGTCACTAACAATAGTTGTAATATCTTTATATTGTTGTTCTGTTATATCTTTTCGATTATCAAGTTCAACTTCTAAAGATGTTGTTGTAGGAAACTTAGAATATTTTTCTGCAAACTTTACTATTTCTTCAAAGATTATCTTTTCGTTTTTATCTTGAAAGTAATCTTTTTTTATAAATGGTAAAACTTTACGAGCATAATCTTCATTCGTTATCAGATTGTTCAGTATCGTTAGTGTTATATTTTTCATCAATCACTTCCATTAATATGTCGCCAATGAGTTTAAAAAATTCATCATTGAACTGGTCTCTCGGTATTGCGTTATTTTCTACAATATCATATTCGAATTGCATTGTCAAGGAATTATCTTTTTCAATAGGTGTAACTTTCCCATATTTGTAAACTACACCTGCGTACTTACCTGTATTAATCCCAATACAAGTTTGTTTTGGATACTTATCAGTTTCTATGTAACTATAAGTCTTTTCAGACATTAAGTTACCAATCCACTTACAACTTCCGTATATGCTTTGTTAAGATTATCATTACTGTTTGTAACTAGGATTACTCCACCACTACGAAAACAAATTGACTTAGGATTTTCGTGGCCAGTCATACAAACGCCTCTGGCAAATCCCATTGTTCCTTTTTCAGTACTAACCATCATTTTTGGATTACTAAGATGAACACCTGTTTCATCGTTCTTTTCTAGTCTTCCAATAAATTCACCATGTGGTGTCAATACCGATACTAATTCGCCTTTTTTAAGTTCACTCATTATTTTCTCCATATAAAAATTCTTTGGCCGCAGCCTCATCTAGTTGTTTCATAACATCATCTGTAAAGTATTTCTCTGGGTTGTCATTTATTGACTTACCAAAAACTTTACTGCCATCAGGTAACTCAAACTTTGTAGATACTTTTTTAAAGATATTATATTTTTCTGCAAGTGTTAGTAGTCCATAATATTTATCAAGACCTTTATTATATGTAAGTCTAACTTCACATTGAGAATTCTCTTTTGTTAATCTAGACTTTTGATTTTTTGCTTTGATAATATTACCAACAACTTCCGTTCCGTCTTTTTCT